ATCAATATCCATATTGTTAGCGACCCAATGCCTCATCTTCTTAAAGTCTTTTTCTTTCAGATGTTTGGTGAGATCACCAATGGAAGCAAGGCCATTATTGTTATTGTTACCATTAATGCCGCTATCACTAAATCCACCCCTTTGCCCTTCATTTAATACTCTCCTCCAATCTGGAGCATATTTCATAACGAGATCAGCCGCAGCATTTTTCTCGAACGTTACGCCTTCCTGATTAAGTATATATACGAAATGCTTAAAGAATTGTGCGGCCAGTTCGGCCATTTCTTTTTTAGACGTATTAAATTCATATACACCACATCGAGAATGGAGTGGTTCAATAATACGATTTTTAAAATTACATGTGAGAATGAATCGACAATTATTACTAAACTCTTCAATGAAACCACGAAGAGCCGGTTGAGTAGATTGCGGATTGAGATAATCTGCCTCATCAAGTATAACAACTTTATATCCACCTTGCAAAGAAACACTCGAGGCAAATTGTTTTATTTTGCCTCGAAGCGTATCGATATTACCATCTTCTGAACCATTGATTATAATATAATCTAAACCTAGTTCATTACATAATGCTTTAGCAACAGTTGTTTTACCTAAACCAGCGGTACCAGTGAAAAGCATATTAGGCAATTCACCGGTATCCACCATTTTCTGAAACGTATCTTTGAGTCGGGGAGGCAGAATCGTTTCAGAAATCACTTTTGGTCGATATTTTTCGACCCATAAAAATTCGCTTGACATAATCTTTCCTTCATAATATAATATTGTAACACGTTTTCAATGGAAAGTAAATTATGTTTGTGCTTGCTCCTGCTGATAATTTTCAGCCATTTGAATTAATTGTACACATTGATCTCGTAATTGACCAATAGTAGAAAGCTCTTCGCCTTTAAAAGCACCACGTTGACACATAGTATCAACCACCGCAATCATACTACGAGCAGCACGATTGCTGGTTTCATAGATAGGAGCATGTGGATCTACTGCTTCCTTTGTTTCTTCTTTTTTATCTGACATATTATACTCCGAAGGTTGATGTCTTTTCTAAGGCAATCCAATATTCGATGCCCGTATCTTTGTTAACAAAATGTGAAATAAGTTTAGAAGATAATCCAACTTGATAATCACCAGGAATCATTTTTAAATTCTTAATATCAAAAATAAAGTTAAAGTTCTCTTCTGTAAATTCTCCGCTGATATCGATGGAGAATGCATTTGACGTTGTATTCTTACTATCTATAACAGCCAAAGTAAGTACTCCGTCTTTTCCAGTAATGGAAAATTCTGTATGGCCTAATGTACTAGACGCCTTTTTAATTCTATTTAACGTATCATTGTCTAATACAAAGCTTACGTCAATTGGTGGGGTCTGAACATCACGAGTTGGAGTAGTTAACATTTCTGGATCAGAAAAGAAATATTTAACACGTGATCGATTACTACTATCAGTAATAGTCACATATTCATTTTCAAATGTTAGTCGTGGCTCTCCAACCAAACCAATAACACCTAGAAACTCATTGAGATCATAGATGCCAAATTCTTGTGGAAACTCTTCTTCAAGAGTACATGACGATAAAACATTACGAGCTTCCGTCATAGTTTTAAGTTTGTTACCTTTTTGAACTACGATATTAGGATTAATCGCAGCGTAGTTTTTCAAGATAGAAAGGGTTGATTCTTTCAATTCCATAATATACCTCGTTTGTTAATCATACTATTATACCACATTTTCAAGAGTTTGTAAATCTTTTATTTTACTAAAGTTCTTTTCTTTTACAAATTCTATCTTGTCTTTAAACTTACCGTCAAGAATATCACCTTTATGCGATATAATAAACGTATTCGAATTCTCATCAAGAGAATGCAGAATCTTCATTAGGTTCTCAACACCATCATGATCTAAACTTGAATCAAATGTTTCATCAAGTAAAAGAAGATTTGTTGATATTGAGTTTTTCATTTTAGCAATCATTCGCCATGTGAATAATAATGCTAAGTCAATACGTTGCTTTTCACCTTCAGAGAAAGAGTCATATGAAAACTGATCTCTATGTCGTGATCTAATAGTTTCAGTAAAGCTTTCATCTAAATCAAAGTGAACATAAAAATCTAATATTTGTAAATACTGGTTTACTAGTTTATTGATTACTGGAATATATTGTTTAATAATCTTTGTCTTAATACCTGTATCTTTCAGCATCTCTGACATAACGTTATTGTAAGAATAATCTTCATTTAGAACAAACTTATCCATATTAAACTCATTAGCAGTATTTTGCATTGCTTCGAGTTCTTCTTTTGCTGTTTCTAAATCACCAGTTTGATTCAGTTCTTTTTCTAAATATTCTATTTCGTTTTGTATTCTAGCTATGGTTTGATTATTACTATTCACTGTAGATTGTTTTGTTCTGATAGTATTTAAATCATCTGATACTTGTTTGATTGAGTCTTCTATTTCACCAGATTTTATTGATGCTTCGTCCATAGCATCTTTTAATTCTTTAGCTTTTTCCTTCGAGGATTGTAATTTATCATTCCTAACCGACTCTGTGATTTCTTGTGAACAGGTCGGACAGTTTTCATTCTCCTCATAGAATTTTGATTCTTTAACAACTTGAGACATTTGTTGTCTAAATTGAGCATTGTATTGTACAAAAACTTGTTTGCGATCATGTAATTTGTTGAGTTCTTTCTCAAGAGGTTTTTGTTTGTCTTCGACCTCTGAAGAGATTTCAGCGTTCTCTTTAGAAAGCGAGGCGAGATCTTTCCTAAGTTTATTAACCTGTACATCTTTTTGTTCTTTAGCAGTTTTATTAAGTGCTTTTAAATCACTAATATATTTTTTCTGTGTTTCTATTTTATTATTTTCTACGTCTAATTTAAATGATAAGTCTTTCATCTTATCTCTTAGCATAGCAGTCTTTTCTTTTAGAAGACTATTCATTTTAGAGAATACGTTAATATCCAGAAGATCCTCGATAACATCTCGCCGGTGTTGTGCAGGGAGTTGCATGAAAGGAACAAAGGAGGAGGACCCCAAGACAACAATCTGATGAAAGCTTTTATGATTTAGCTTCAAGATGTTTTGTTCGAGAATCTTCTGGTACTCTTTGGAATGTGATGATTGGTTTATCATGTCATCGTTCTTCCAAATCTCAAATACGTTTGGCTTAATGCCACGTACAACTTTATATTGTGATTTACCTATTACAAATGTTACTTCAACCACACAATTTTTATTGTTAATTGTGTTCACAAGTTGTGGTTTATTAATATTACGGTGTGGTTTACCAAACAAAGCAAATGCAATTGCATCTAACATTGTAGATTTACCAGCACCATTCTGGCCTACAATTAAAGTAGACTTAGATCTATTAAGATTAATATCAGTCCAATTATTTCCTGTAGATAGGAAATTCTTAAACCTCAACGATTTAAATATAATCATACTGTTTCGATAGCCTGTGCTTCAGTCATAAGATTACGCATAGAAAGTTTTAGTCTGTCCTTATCAAGTTCAGTTTCTACTGCTTCAATATACGTATCTAATAATTCAGTCGTTTCTTCAATAGAAACAGATTCATCTTCGACATTAGATCCTAAAAACTCATCGAAGTTTTCAGCAATCTTAAGATCGTGAATCTTTCTATTTTGTATTCTATCAACAAATCGATCAAATGTAAATAAATCTTTTTTATTGACAACAACTATCTTAACAAACTTACCGTCTAAATTAGTTACGTTATACTTATTATAATCTGTTTCTTCGTCATTGTACACTATTTTTTCAAATAAAGTATAATTATTTTGTATAGCTTCTAGCTCACGTGTTTCTGTATCAAGGATATGAAAGAACTTAGGATCTCCAGCGTCTGACCAAGTAAATTCCATTTGTGTTCCAAGATAAGTTACGTTATCTTTATGAGACTTAGTATGAAAGTGGCCAGATAAAACTCTTTCAAATCTTGATAATTCTTTATGGTCTAACCCATGAGGAGCGACGACGCCACGCATAACATTAAAACCAGCAAACTCGAAATGGCCGCCAATCCAATCGCATTTAGCATTCTTAATAAACTCCATAGTCTTATCATAATTATCAGCACAAATCCATGGAATCATACCCATCTTTAAAGAGTCATATTTCATTACAGTAGGCTCATGTATAATATGAACCTCATTCATATAATGTCCTAATAATTCTTTGAGAGAGTTTAATTCGTTTGTGTTTTTGTAGTAAGTATCATGATTACCACAAATAATATCCATTGTTATTTTTTCTTTCCGTATCCGTTCAAGAAAGACATGACGGTTACGGTTAAGAGCGCGGAAGTTAATAAATTTCCTGTGATCAAAGTAGTCACCAAGGTGAATGATATGGCGAATACCCCGCTCCAAAAGAGTAGGAAAAAATACATCATTCCAAAATTTCTCTGCGTTATCGAGAAATATGTCAGAACTATTGCGAATCCCACAATGAGTGTCATTAATAATTGCTACCTTCATTTAAAAAAGCCTGTCAAATCAGAATCGACCTTTTGAACTGGCCTACGACGTTTCTTTTCTTTCTTAGCGAATTCTTTCACTTCGGTATCATAGCCTTTTACCTTTTCGATTCTGTCTTTTAACATATCGACAAAGTTGGCTGCTACGGCATTATCTGTTTCATCTAATAAGAAAGCCTCTACTCCTGATTGTGACATATACTTAAATTTAATATCTTGTTGTTTCTTTTCTTTGGCAATACGACGTAAGAATGCGTACCAAGAAATCTGAGTAAAGTATGCAAAAGCATTAGGTTTACCAGATCTTGTAGCAGCTTCTAAATTATAATTTTCGATTGCTTTTAGACAATTTTCGACTGCGTCCATAACCATTTCTTCACGATACGTATATCGAATAAAGTTTGATTTATGGGAAAGTCCTTCAGCTATTTTAAGAAAGCATGAAGCAATGTAATCAGGCACAACTGGAAGAACTTCTTCTTTCTTTTTTGCTTCACGTACAATGGTAACATATTCTACTACTGCTTGTGAAAATTGTGCATTGTTTACATAATGAGGTTTATCTTTAGGTTTCATAATATATCCTTAATATAATATAATTCTATCACGTTTCAATAGGGATGTACACTAAAAAAATATTTATTTTTACTAAATTAACTGTTTACATTTCCAGAAAACTGGTGTATAATAAAAGAGTACCGTTGAGGGAGGATAGTATACCTCAATGCATCTTACTTCTATCTACTGAAAATTTAATAATATTATTACCGGCGCCGGAATCTAATTCGTTCATTAACATTTCATTTTGTTTTTGTACGAATGAGTTATATTTTTGTCTCATATCATCTAGATTTTCTTTCGCACCACCTTCTTCATCCAAAGCGGTTTCAATTGCTTTAAAATATTCTAATATAAGATCTTGATTAGGATTTGCTTCTGCAATGATATGCTCGCAATTAATTATTTGAAAAGCTTCTTTTGTCATTTGATACATCATAAACGGGCGAAATGCATAGTATCTAGTACCATTTGCCATGTTGTCCATCTGTACCATTTTCATGGTTTTGCGTATAACAATGGCATCATCTTCTTCATGGTATTCAACCACTTCGCACATGATTTCATCATCGTTAGCTAATTTAAATTGTCTAATTTCCAATTGGCACCTCTATGATTTTATAATCAAATTTCTCTTTACTATATATTTTTACTCTTTCTTCCCCATGGACGAGCGCGTAGTTCTTTTTGCTTTTCCAGTGTAAGTCGTCTGTGATATCGTATAGTCTTGTGTGGCGGCCATCATCCGCTTTTCTGAGTCCTCGGCCGATTGATTGTAGGACTTTGATTTGTGACTTTGACGGAGAGGCGAAGATAATATTGTGAAGGTTCTTAATGTTGATTCCTGTACTAAATGTGCCCAAGCTTGCAACAATGATAGCATTTTTCTGTTTCTCCGTTATTTCTCTTATAGCTTCCCTATCTGAGGTTTCTACTTCACCTGATACATAAAATATTTTTCTATTTTCATCAGCTTTATCGTTAATCATATCAAAGAGAGGCTTGCCGTGCTTTTCAACAAAGTTAAAAAGGACGAGAGTATTTCCGCTAGCATCCAAAGCCAGATTGCGAATAAAAGTATTCCTAGACTTATTTTTGACAATCCAATCGATCTCATCTTGATATGTCACCTTTCCGAGAGACTTTCGTATCTCTTCATTATATTTTAATATAATTATATTTATATCTAATTTAGCAAGCGTATTATTATCTTGCAAGGCTTTGGTTGTTGTTACCCTATGTATTTTTCCAAACAGTCCCTGTAGGACGAGGTGATGGACTTGTGCGTTATCTAGTGTGCCAGTTGTACCAATTCTATATTTTGCTTCAGTACATTTATTCATAATGTCGGTTAATGACTTTGATTTAAATCCATGACATTCATCACCAATAACCATACCAAATTGATCGAACCATTCCTTTGGTAGTTTATATATTGATTGCCATGTAGATATTACTACTGAAGATTGTATATTATCTTTATCTTTACCAGAATATATTTTGTGTATAGCTCTTTCGCCTAGGCCATAATCAACAAAATCTTTTTGCATTTGTTCTACTAATGAGGTTGTAGGTACAACTACTAAGACTCTTCCAGCTTTAGGATATCTGAATCCATCTGCAATATATTTTAACCATAACTGAGATAAACAATAAATGATTAAAGATTTACCAGAACCTGTGGGAGACAGCAATACACAGCGATTTATGTTTAATGCTTTCATTACGGCATCAAACTGATAATCACGTATTTCTATAGGTTTACCGTTACTCGTAAGATTTAAATCTTTTATGTATTCATAAATCTGTTTAGGATCTTGTTCATTCTTATCCTGCGGTGCACCATATTTAGTAGATTTAGTTTCAAGAGTATAACTTCTTTGCTTACAGAATTCATCGACAAATGGGTATAATCCTGCCGGAAGTTCTCTATTCACATTATTAAATAATCTAATTTTACCGTCCCATATTTTACGTTTGTACAATTTCATGTACTTGTAACCAGGAACAAAGAAAGAAAAATAATCGCTTAGTTCTTTTGCAATTCCAGCATCGCAATCAATAAGAGCTGTGCTTTCATTTTTCTTCCATATTTTTATGTTAGCCACTTATATATGTTTCATCCTTGGGTCTATACCATTGTTTTTGATGATATAGTTTTGCTAATAATTTAGTAATTTCTTTTCTATCATTTGATTGATATTTTACTAACGCATTTTCAATTAGTTCAATATCTTTTGGGTTTAACTTAAATTCTTTATTATAGCTAGCCGCCACTTTCGAAGATCCTCCATTTGATCATGTTACTAATAGTCTGATGTCTCCAATTTATATTATTCATGATCTCATTTAGAGTATCTATTATAGTTTTCAAATACTCTATTTTTTCAACAGACTGCTGAATTTCTGGATCTGAATCATAATAGTAATCCATTTCACCTTTTAGTATTTTAAGTCCATCAAAAGGGTCCGGCTTCCACCCTTTATCAACTATTTGATCCTGATCCATCTTTCCATTATAATAAAGCCATTTGTCTTTAAGTAATATTTTTTGGTCTTGTTCAGCTTTTTTAACTTTTAGCTTTGCAAGTGAAAGTAATTCTAAATATTTTGCATGAAGTATGGGAGTTTGACGAGAAGACTCATCTAAACTTGTTTGACCAATAACGCTGTCGCTCGACCACATGTCGAGAATCATTTTTAAATCCATAATATATCCTAAGATTATTCAATTTCAAAGTATGTAAATCTAAACGAAATAGGGAATGTTATATATTGTACATCACCAGTAGAAGCTTCAAAGTTTACATCACCTAATAGTGTTGGAAACGCATTTCTATATATAATTTTCTTCGCAACGTTATTATGACTTGTTAATATTGAAAGCGTTATGTCTGCTTCTGATGGACCTTTATCTCCATTAGCAGCTTCAGATGGTTTTACATCAGGCGCTTCAACAAATGACTTTAGCCAATTATACATTTCTGTATATGCTGAAAGGTCTTCATCCATAATAATCATTGCTGTCATCTCACCGAAATTTAATTTATCTCCGGTAAGTGGAACACCGCCGATTCTTTTGTACGGTATTTCTATTTGTGTTACTGACATGTCGGGATGCATAATCGATTGCGCAAAGTATTCAATGTTTGGGAAATACTTACGATTAATGCCTATCTTAAAACCAGTAGGTTGTAGATAGTTAGGATTCGTAGTAGGCGTAGATTCCAAAATGCCAGTTGATGTGGTTGTAGTTGATATAGCCATTATACTTCCTTTATATGTCAGTATTTATAATAAAAAAAGGGCCGCCGAAGCGACCCCTGTGGAGGTATTTCCGTTAGTAGGCTTAAGCCATGATATTGTCTACACGGAAAATTCTGTAGTATTGGTTTGATTTCGCAGCAGCAAGACCGTTTGCAGGTGTTGCACCAACGAATGGGTTTGACGCCATGCCGTATCGTGTTTTGAAACCGATTTTTGGCTGGAAGTTTTCTTCCCCTACCGCACGAACCATAGTTAGTGGTACGTATGGACAATAGAAGATACCTGCGTCATATGGGTTTGTACCCTTATAACCAACAGTTACGTAATCTACAGTTGCATATGGGTCAATATAGACTCGTGTGCGACCGTTAAGAACACCAGCAAATGTGTTACCTGTGTCATCTACGTTTAAGTTAGTTGATAGTGCAGGAGTGTAATCCAACATGCCTGAAGCTGCAAGAGCTGAAGCAACGTCTGAAGAACAGATAATGAAGTTACCTTTTCCTCTACGTGTTTCTTTTGCAATTACGTTAGCTTCTCGTTCGATTTGAACGATTAGGCCTTTGAATTTTTCAACTGACCAACGACCATCAGCATCTGATGACATGTTAAACACACCATTGATTGCTGTTGATGACTGGAGTGCACCAGTTTTCGCTTGTGAGTTGATTGTTCGGATTACTTCGCGGTTGATCTCAGCCAAGATTTCTGT